TGATTAATTGTTTCAAAAATCCTTCACGGTCGCTGTAGAAAAATCTAGTTCTGCGAATCCTTGCGTTTTGGATTGCGTTTGTATATTCGCCCGTTTTGATCATCCCGCCACGCCCCGCAGTATTTAGACATCCTGAGGAACAACCGGCGCTGGCGAATGGACAAACTTGCTTACCGCTCAAATCATAGGGCGCTAAGTACATGATAGCGGTGTTATATTCGCCTTTTCCAAATTCGTTGGAATGCTGAATTTTGACGGAATTGCTACCCAATAAATTGTGCTTTTTGGGATCAAATTTATCAATTTCCTTTTTATTATTGTTTTGTAGTTCGATAAATTTAGTTGTAAAATCTAATGTAGTCATTTTAATACCTCGCTTATTAATTTGATTAGGATTTGCGGAGCGTTGGCGCGCTCTGTGAATCCGTTTTTTTTCCCTTGGTAGGGGAGGGGCGGGGATTGTTCCCCGACCCTATTTCTTTATTACTCCAATTCTGATCTGATAGCTATTTGATATTGTGATGTTTCCTCAAAAGTTATAACGTCAATTGAGTTATCAAATTTGCTTGACGCTACTCTCAAAATTTCCTCTAAAGCATTTATTTTTTGTACGTTTTCTTCTTCTGAATTTCCTGTGATCGTAAAAGTAATTGAGTAATTTGCCTCTGTTTGAACTTTTCTAGCTTTGATCTCAGCTTTTCTAGCCATCAATTTTTTTAGATCATTTAAATATTTATGCTCATAAAAATCCGCCATACTTCCCCATATATATTCTTTTTTAGCATCTCTTAATAGTTTTTGAACTCGTGCAATCTCTCTATTGATAGGCTCTAATTCTTCTCTGTGTAGCTCTGATAATTTGGTCATTTTTCCTTGTCTCCTGTTTTGTTTATTTGCTCGACCTGTGAATATAGTATCACATGATGTGAGATTGTGTCAACACTTTTCTCCGTATTCGTTGGAAATTCAACGATATGACAGGTATAATCTAGCTACAAAAAAAAATTGCTCAAAAATTGCTCAATTTGGGTATTGACAAGGTATTTTAAATGCCGGAAATAAAACATAATTTGAATGATAAACAAAAGCATTTTTGTGATGTTTACCTTAACAATAATCGCAATGCTTCCGATGCATACCGTCAAGCATTCGGAACAGATAAGGCGGAATCAGTTATAAACGCCTCAGCTTCGCGATTGTTAAGAAATGTTAAGGTACGTGATTACATTGTTAAGATTCAGCAACAAAACGCACAAATTACGCAAAGAAAACAAGATATTGATCGTGATTTTTTGATTACTGAATACCTTGACGTGTTGAGATTGTCCAAAGAATCGAAACAACTCAGCACAGCACGCCAAACACTTGATAGCTTGGCACACCTTGCGGGATTGTGGACCGATCGCCGAGAAGTAACAACTAATATTAACGTTGACGCTACACTGCGACAGCTAGAGACCGCCGATCTACTACAGGCACTGAAATCTAGTAATACAAACGCCATTGACGGAGAATTTTACGAAGTAAACGGCGACTGAATCGGTGTGCGCCTCGTGCGTGGGCGATGCGTGCGTGTCGTGCGTGTGTGCGTAGGGGTGTCACGAGAATTTTCGCCGATCGCAACCCGGCTGCCGCCCCCCGCCATCGAAGATGGTGTGTACAACTCCAAACCAATAATGTGCGTTTTTGCCATTCGTATGCTCGTTACCCTTATGCCTACAGTGATCGTCACTGCTGGGCGTCATTATCGTCACTCCAGCTACAGATCCTGAAGTGATGACAGAGCTTTAAGCGATTGTGTCATCATGTAAGGATAGTGACGCTTAATCACTACCGTCACTATTCGTCATTTTCGTTACTGTATTTTTCTTAAATACGGTGTTAGTGATATATACCCCCTTTAGGGGGGGTATATCACTACGCTTTTTTCTTTGCTACTTTCTTTTTTATAGGAACTTATTCTCTAGAGTGGTTGTTTTTTCAACAATGCTTTGCTATTTTATGTAATAGGGGCGGAAATACGGGACTGCACCTCCTTCGACATCCGTCCCTTTAGTGTTCAGGAGATGTAATGGCAGCAAAAAGGGACCCTAGGTTAAAAAGAGCTGGCGTATCAGGTTTCAATAAACCAAAAAGAACTCCCAGCCATCCTAAGAAGTCTCATGTTGTTGTTGCAAAATCAGGTGGACAGGTAAAAACGATTCGATTTGGGCAACAAGGCAAGACTGGTGACAGAACCATGACTCCCCGTGCTAAATCATTCAAGGCTCGACACGCAAAAAACATAGCTAGAGGCAAAATGTCAGCTGCGTATTGGGCAAACAAAGTGAAATGGTAATAAGGAGATAACAATGCCTGAAGGTAAAGGTACATACGGAAGAAGATTAGGTCGCCCTAAAAAGAAAAGACCAATGGGTGGAGCTACGAAAAGACCAATGCGTGGAACAGGGCGTGCAGCTAAGCGTGGTGTTGCAACTGGAGCAGGACGTGCAGCTAGAGGACTTGCTGGTGCTGCAATAGGTATAGCAACTAGGGCAAAAAAAACAGGTGGTGCAAAAATAGCTAAAAGAGCAGGTTACCGTACTGTTGGTTCAGTAAAGAGAAAAAAAAGAACTACTAAAAGATCATCTTACCTATAGGAATATAAATGGTTGCATTAACCGATGCACACAAAGAGGAAGCAGTCAGGAGAATAGAGAAAGAATTTGCTAGAAGAAATTTTATCTCCCCTGACGGAGAACAACCTGACTTTCTTGACCATGTAAAGATTCTAGAAAGATCTCAATTACATTCAGGAAAAGCAGGGGGTGCTGCCCCATTCCAAAAATGGGACTACATCAAAGACCTAGCAGCTGCGATAACAGAGAACAGATTAGTCACAGTTCTAAAGGCAAGACAGCTGGGATTCTCATGGACAAGTGCAGCTTATGCAGCATGGTTATTAACTTTCAGTCCCGGCACTAATGTGCTAATGATCTCCAAAGGTCAGACTGAAGCATTCAGCTTATTGGATAAAGTGAGGTTCATTTTGAAAAACCTGCCACAAGATTGGCAACACCCACTATCACCTGATTCAAGATCAGAGATAGGGATACCTTCACTGGACTCAAAGGTATTGGCACTTCCATCAACTGAAGATGCAGGTCGTTCTGAAACAGCATCTGTAGTTATACAGGATGAGGCTGACTTTCATGAATACCACGCTCAGAATTACGCAGCCGTGAAACCAACTATCGATGGAGGGGGTCAGATGATTATGGGATCTACCTCCAATAAAAGAAAAATGTCATCTCTATTCAAGGAGCTTTACAGAAATGCTCCTGACAACGGCTGGAAAACAGTATTTATTCCATGGAGTGCAAGACCGGGAAGAGATGAGAAATGGTACGAAGCAACTATGGATTCTGTTCCATCTATGGATTTACAGGGTATGAGTCCCGAGCAATACATGGAACAGGAATACCCAACAGAGGAGACAGAAGCATTAGCACCACCAAGAGCGCAAAGCATATTCGACAGGGACATGATAATTGGAATGGAAGATTATTGCATAGAACCAATCAGACAGGTTGGGGCAGGCAACATCTATCAGGAAATAAGGGCGGGCAAGAGATATGTCGCAGGTACGGATGTCGCAGCGGGGGTTGGAATGGATTACTCCGTCACCGTCATAGTTGATATCAACACAGGGTATGTAGTAGCAGATCTAGTCACAAACACAATGCAACCTGAAGACTTTTCTGTTGCATCTATGGACCTGCTTGAAGAATACAGCAACCCTGAATGGGCTATAGAAAATAACTTTTCAGACACAGTTCTGACTGTAGCACGAGATGAAAACTACCCAAGACTTTTCAGAAGAAGAGTCGGTAGAGGTAGAAACCAAAGAAGAGAATACGGCTGGAAAACTGATCGCATGAGTAGACAGGCTCTGTTCGATGAACTTAGAGCTTCTTTTAATGCAGGTCAACTTACCATCCCTAACCGATATGGCTTAGATGAATTTTCTACCATTATTGCGTCTCCGGGAGAAAAGCCACAGGCAATGGGTGGCGCTCACGATGACTATGTAATGGCATTAGGAATTGCACTTATGTGCAAAGAAGAAAAAGGAATGGTTAGTAACGGAAAAATAATAAGACTACCAGCATTCGCATAGGAAAAATAACATGGCTGATTTAAGGGAACGACCCGAAGCAGAACAAATAACTAGGTTCTACTCAAAGATGACCGAACTATGGTCAAAAGCTCACGAAGAATTTCGTGACAATGATGACTACTATCAAAGAAAATTTAATGTGTGGAATCAGAACTATCAGGGCAGACCGATATTCTATGACTCCACACCCACCCACCTTGTAGATCATGCCGTATCTACATTGATGAGTTTCTCACCAAGAGTACACAGAGAACCTGTCGGTGATACAGAAGATGACAAAATTAACGCAACAAATTTGGAACATGGACTAAAAGCTGTCATGGATAATGCAGCACTTCATGAACCCAACCTACCATGGAAAATGTTATCTCAATATATGGTGGCTCATGGTTATGGAGTAATTGAAGCTCCGATACTTTCAGGATTGTCAGATAGACCTACATCCCCTGACAGGGCTAACTTTGCAACTGACGAAGAGTACGAACAAGAGTCAGCTATATTCAAAGCTAATAGAAAAAACTTTAACCCTGTAAGAATCAGGATTCCACATCCCTCTACAGTACTTATGAATCCTACTGAGAAAATACCTACGATTGCAATCAAAGCATCGAAGATGACAGCTCAGAGTTTGCATGATCAATCTGTATTGAAGAAAAGAACTCAACGTAGAAAATTTGCAGAAATTTTTGATATGGATAATCTAGACCCATGGGATGAAATCGAAACGTGGGATTACTGGAGTCCTTACTGGCACGTAAAAATGGTGGCTAACCCAGCCCCAACATATGGTAGTCCGAACTCAGTCGCAGCTACTCCGATTTACATGGAACGGAATACTTGGGGATTTGTCCCATTTGTTCATGCGTTCTCAGGGTTATCAGGTATGGACTTTGCCGATGAAGGCGGAGATCCGTACAACTTTGCACAGGGAATTTTAAGTCCAAACAAAGAAACAATCAGAAAAAGAACTCAGGAAATTTCTGCGTTCCATCAAATGTTATTACGATCTGCATTCGCACCTATGGGTACATCGAGAGATCCGATGACTTTGGCTCAGGCAATTCAGAACGAAGGAATACTTGAGGGAGATATGCAGGATTTTTGGGTAATGAATACCCCTGATATTCCGGGATGGATGCAAAGTATCAGAGCAGGAACTGACTCGACATTGGAAATGGGAACCTACTCTCCAGCACTAGCAGGTCAAAGGCAAGCCGGTGTCACAACAGTAGGACAACAGGCAATTTTAAATACCGCAGGTATGAGAATCTTCTCAGGTGTAGCGATGCAGAGAGAACATCTCGCATCTATTGTCGGAAGTCGGATTCTGCAATTAGTAGATAACGTATCTGAACTTGCATCAGGTATTGGTGCTAATGGGAAACTTCTAACTAAAGCACAAGTTAATGGTGTGTATGGAATACAAATACAATTCCCACACTCAGAACCTGTGATGGAAATGCAACAGAGACAAATGGCAATGAGTGAGTATGGAGCAGGATTAATTGATCCAATGACATACTACGAAACTGCAGGATACGAGAACGGAACTGAAATTAAGAAACGATTGATCGAAGAGTCTGTACGAAAACTACCAGCTGTCAGAGAGAAGATAGAAACATTGGTAGCTCAGGAACTTGGATTAGTAGATGAAGAGAACTCCGCAGCTGCCATGGAGCAAATCCAACAGCAGGCTCAAGGCGGAATGATGGGTGGCGCAGCTCCGGGAGCAGGCGCACCTCCACAAGAAGGACCACCTCAAGGCGGTGGCGCTCCAGCTGATTTAAATGAACCATTAACCCCTGACACATTTACACCAAATAGGATAAACCTTGCCCAGTAAAAACCCATACACAGATGCGATTTTATCTATCGCTGATGAATACAAAAACTTAATAGGACACTCTAAAAAGAAAGGTAATAAGACACCGGAGACGATGACTGAATTACCTAAGAACTATGAGATGTTTCCAAAGATGAAAAGAAAACTAAGAACTAACGGAATCACTCAAAAGCCTAGGAGAAATATAATTGGCTAGACCTAAATATCCCGAAATATTAACTGTTGAAAGAGAACAGGAAATTCTAGATTTATGGAATGCCCGTCTTAATCCTCCCGGCTCGCCTAGTAGAATTGGTGATGTTCAGTGGAAGCAAACATTTTTACAGTATCGTCAGGAACTTGTCGATGAACTTTCAACAATTCCTCGAACTAACAAAGAAGCTCGAGAAAGATTACTGGCTGACATTTCCAGTAATGACCAGTTAGGCAATCTTCATTTTTTTAAACTTGATCCGGAAACAAACTACAGCTCTGATGAAATTACAGAAATTCAAATGGAAATGTCTGATACAACATTAATTCTTAATGAACCAAGAACACTAGCAGATGTTCGGTCTTATACTCAAGAACTAGGAAATGATATTTTAAAAGAATGGGAAAGAGAAGGTTTAGTAGGATCAATACAAGAAGCGGAAACTTTTGCTTTAAACAATCTTTTTTATAATTACACTTACGATTCTAAAGGTGTTGCAAGAGTAACTTCAAATGTTGAAACAGGCGAAAATGAAAAAGATGTTGCTGCATACGCAATCGTTAATGCCGGAAACCTTGAACTACAAAATTCTCCAAATACTTTAACTAAAAACGATAAGTTTTGGACTGCTGTTACTAGTGGCATAAACAGCGGGTATTATCCTCAGCAATTAATAACCTTACTAGAGGGAGATATTAATACAGTTGAAGATGCAACTAATTTTTTGCAAAACCTTGAAATAGATCCCCAAGAGTTAAATGCACTTTACTCAAATAAAGGTGGGTCTAAAGGGATTTTGGATAAACTTGATTCAATTGGAGATTCTTTTGTAGAAGATATAAATAAAGTTGTAGAGGATACAAAACAAGCTGCAAGATTATCAGGCGATACAGATGGTTTTTATGAAGAATTGCCGGAAGTTTTATCTGCAGATACAGGAATAGAACTACCGAGAATTGGTGAAAAAGAACGTACAGATCAACAGCTTTACAATAACTTTAAACAATCAGGTTGGAATTTTAATAAATCTATTGAAGACAACGTAAAAGCCATGATGGCTAAAAACGATTTTACTAATCCTAACAATAATAATTATCCACAAGAATGGAGAGAAAATTTTACTGATAAAGATATAACAAGCTCACTTGGTAAGTGGCAAAGAGATTTAATTAAAAGAATTGAAGACTCTGAATTCGGTAAAAAATATACAGATGCATTTAATGATCCTAAGAAAAACCCATCACTAGAAATGGGTTTTGATATTTTTAATTTAGTTGACGGTGCAACTGGGGATAATGACTCAATTGTACTTACAGAAATTCAAGATGTTTTAGAAGCGCAAAAGGCTATTGAGGATAAAAAGAACAGTGCTGAAGAACTACAGAAACAAATTGAAGATGAAATGGAAGCCCGAGCCAAATTCAGGGCTGACACAGAAGATGTCGAATTCAGAGAAGCACAAGCTGCAAAATTTCTTAAACAAGACCCTAGATATAGAGCCATTCTTGAAGGAGAAGCTGGAACTCTATTTCTTAGAGAAGTCGCAAACAGTGTATCGGACTTTGAATCATTTGATGATTTACTTGCGGATGATGATTTTGCACAGCAAGTTGATTACCTAGCTGGTCGTATGAATCCTGATGAGGTTCCGCCTCTCAGCTCACAAGCAGCTGCAGAAATAGGGGGGATTGCCGGAGAACCCGGACTTCCCGGATTAATAGTTCGTGATCCGTTTCCTGAACCTACTGACTTTGACTTAGAGTCGATTTCACCGCAGCTCAGACAGATAGCTGTTGACAGACCTGAGTATGCACAGTTTTTATTAGAACAAATTCAATTGCCCGGATTCAACGAACAATTCAGAAAAGTGTCAGCTCCTCGATTGGATGAAGAAGGATACTTAGCTGCTATCGGAGGTGGAGCGCAAGACGGAACAGACGCATTTGAATTACAACAACGAAAGCTAGACACAGCTCAAGAAAGATATGACGCAATCGTAGAGTCAGGTGAGGGCTACGTTGATAATAAGCCAACTGAAGAATTGTTGGCAGAAGCAAAACGACTAGAAGAATCAAGAAACAGATATCAAATGGAAACTGGTGTTGATCCACTTACTGGTGAAAGAGGGGCTGTTGGAGAAGCATTTATGCCGGGTGGTTTTGCAAGAGAAATGGCTCGTGATCGATTTACTATAGACGCAACTACTGCTGAAGGTTTTTTCAAACAACAGTTACCGGGATTCCAATCTAGATTTGAAGAGACTCCGTTCTTTAAGTTAGAGCAAGACAGAATTAAAGAGACAAAGAACAGGGAAGAACTAAAACGTAGACTGCCATTGTTAAGAACTGGTGGTCGTGGACGAACAATTGTAACTACAGGTAGAAGATAATGGTTGATAAAAACGAACAGTTTTTGACAGGACAAAGTTTTCAGTTAACACCAACAGATTATGAAACTGATGAAAGCGAAGGTGTTGATGAGTCTACACCTATTGGTGAACAGATTCAAACGATGATTGCACAAAAGCAAGATCCACAAAATATGAGTAGAGCTGAACGCAGGCGCTTTGAATACAATCAAAAAAGACAAGAAAATGAAAAAAATGCGCAAACTAGACAAAACTACAGAAACTACGGGAGACCTAAACCTGATTCTGTTTACAAAAAAGTACTTGCACAAGCATACAACCCTAGGGGGATGAGTGAACCTGACAGGAATTTGTATAAGGAAGCTCGTCAATGGTACTACGACAACAACCCTGACGTTGTGCCGGGAGAATATGGAGAGGGTGCAGTAGGTCCTCTTAAATTAATGTCTGCAGAAGCTGAATTGGGAATTGCAGGATTTCATTCAGTACTTGAAGGGCTTGTGGATAGTTATAAGCCCGGAGGAATTCAACATTCAGCCAGCTCGGGAAGCTTTACTCCTCTTTTAGTAAGTTTGTACAAAGTAGGTGTTGAAAAATTTTTGCCGCCGCCATCAGATCGATCAAGTCAAATCATCAGTAGTTTCAATCCGTTTGACGGAAAAGAAGGAACTATAAGTGTTCATAAGGCACTAAATGATCTAGCAGAAGAGCATGATGCAAGACCTATAAGTCAGCAACTAATGGCTGCACCATTAGCGGTAAGTAATGTTATTCCAGTCGGTTATGCAACAAAAGCAATTAAAGGAGGTAAAGCAGCAGGAACTGCCGCCCAATCTGCGGAGAAAGCATTTACCGTTATACAAATTGCACCTGAATTAAAAGCTACATCGAATCAAAATACATTCAGAACAATTATCCAAAGTGTACCTGATGCAATCGGTAAACAAGGAGATGATGCATTAATTGACGCATCAAAAAAAGGTAACGATGAATTAATAACTGTGATTATGAATAAGCCTATAGATATTGAAGGGCTGCCTGCAAACAGTTTGTTTGAAGGAGATATAAGACTTTGGCTAATGATGAGAGATCAACCAATGAGTTTGAAAGCATTTGGTGAAGAAACTGGTCTTGTTCTAGAGCAAGCTGGCATAAAACAGTCTCTCGACAGATTAGTAGAATTGGGACTTCTTAACAAAAGATCTACAAAACTGGGAGTCGGAGATGAAATATACGAAAAAACTATTCGTTTAGATTCCCCTGAAGCAATAGAAGTATTGCGAGCAACTGGAATGAAAGTTGGTGTTAGTGGAGCAGGTAGCGGGAACAGTGTTGTTTTTGGCTTAAAAAGTTTTGACAATCAAGTCGATGATATAAATGTTTACGGAAATGAAATAGCACAAAAAGTTGCATCTGCAACGGGTATAAACCCTTCTGCCGCTGCTAAAGAACCTATTCAAAAAGCTGTAATTGCAGCTGCAAGACAACAAACTTCTGCGAATGAATTAGTCGAGGTAACTATTCAGGGACAACTAGATTCACTTGCTGATGTGGCTGGGAAAATACCAGTAAAAATAGATATGGACGGATCCGTTAAAGGCACAGGAACATTGTGGCAGGACATTTTTTCTATGCCAATAGATGAATTAACTGAGCAGTACGGAAAAATAATTTCCAAAAAAGGTATTGAATACATAAAACGATACCAAAAGATTGTTGATGAGATGGAAAATCTTAGAGTAGAAAATGGGCTTGAGCCATTAAGTAAAGACAGAAACGGGTGGAATTATATCCCCCGGTTAGTTGAAACACTTGATGACGTTAAACTTTTAGGAAAATCTGACTCTCATAAATCAAGAGCTTGGGCGACAGCAACAGAAGGCAGAATTGGATATGATGAAGTTACAGGAGAATTCGTTGAAACTGTCTATGATATTGACCCTAGAAACACATTAAATTTTCATATGAGAACAGCTTATGCTGAAATCATAGACGATCAGATAAAAAGCTATGTAGCTAAAAATGTAAAATCTTTTAGCCCTACAGAACTTTTAGCCCAAGTAAAACCAGCTGTAGTTAAACGTGCCGATGAAGCTTTGAACAATGTGCAGAGAACTAAAGCTAAAGTAAAAAAAATATCTCAGGAACTTGCTGGAGCTAAATCTCAAGCTGATTTTAATTTTGTTGACTTTGTTAAAGATGGGGTTTCTAGAACTAGAGTAGGAGCAGTAAAACTTACTAAAGAACAATCGGCTATGTTAAAAAACATAAATAAATTGCAGGATGAACTAGCAGAAGCTAGGGCTGCTTTTGGAACAGCTAAAGCAGGTTTTAATAAAGCTAGACAAGTCAGAAAAATAGAATTAGAAAAACTTAAAAACAAAACAAAACAAGACGGAAATATTTTTGGGGATATAGGGGACGGGAAAATAGATGTAGAACTTTGGAACAACCGTTGGTATAAATCAAAAGATGTTGAAGCTCTTAAAAAAGGTGTTGGAAAAGTAACTTACCGTGCAGGTACTGAAACAAAGATTGGCAAAGTAGCTTGGGGGATAGGAAGAGTTGCTGACGCAGCTAGGTTCTTACAGGCAACAGCTGACTTTGGAGCGCCGTTTATTCAAGGCTTACCAATACTCGCAAGAAATCCTGTCAGATGGACTAAAGCTACAATAAAACATTATGCTGCATTTTTTGATCCCGCTACTCAGGGTAAATATGTTCAAGATAATTACGAAACTTTTATTGAGATGGCACAAAATGGAATCCCAATAGGTGACGTAGAAATGTTTGCAGCCCTTCAGAGAGGTAGAGGGATTCCCGTATCTGCAGTACTAGATATGTTACCGAAGTCCGAAGGGGACCAGCTATTTGGGAAACTGCTAGAAGGTGCTGGAGAAAGATTGGCAGGAGCTGGAGCTGCAGTCGATACAGGCATAGCAAAAACTGGAGTAGGTAAAGTAACTTCAGCAACACGTAGAACTGTAGTAAAACCACTGACAAAACAAACAATGGGACGTTTTCAAAATTCCTACAGTATGTTTTTGGCATATAACAGGGCTGAACTATTTAAGGCTCTTAAACCTAGTTGGACAGCAGCTGGTAAAAAAGGTAATTCAACAGCTGAACTAGCTAATTACATTAACAATTTAACTGGTGGATTAGATGTAAAAGGACTTGGGGTGAGCGCTTCTTTAAGAGAAATAGAAAGCACATGGCTGGCATTTTCTCCAAGACTTTTAAGGTCTACAGCGGGATTGATGGCTGATGCTATAAGGGGTATTCCTGCAGTTGCCACAGGTAGCGCTACCGCTAGACAAAAAGAATCGTTAAGAGCTGTAGCCCAAACCATTGCTGTTACTCATGGATTGGCTGCAGGTGCAGTATTTGCCCATGGCGCAGCAAAGGGACATAGCATGGATCAAATCATGGACGATATTGCTGTATCTCAAAACCCTCTTTCAGGTAAAAAATATCTTTCAGTAGAAGTTGACGGAGAGTGGTATGGAGTAGGCGGTCAAATACGAGCGCTTACGCAACTTATGGCAGGGGTTACAGCAGCATATGAAGATCCGAAAGTTTTGAAAGATATGGATATGCAAGAGAATCCCCTACTTCGATTTTACGCTAGCAGAGGTTCACAGGGAGTAAGAATATCTCAAACTGTTGCAGAGGGAGTTACCCCATATGATGCGAACCCATACGAGGACATCGAAGGCACTGTCGATATGTTTGCGCATTTAGTTGGAGACTCCGCACCTTTTGTCGCACAGGCAATTTTTGAAGGTAGTACCGTTGGTGGAATAGTAATGGGAATGCAGGGTCTAAGGACTAGCCCATCAACAGCATCTGATGATTTTAATCGTGTACTGGAAGATGAATACAGAAGTTTAGACGCAGAAACCTTAGCTGAATACGACCATACTCCGGGAAATTTTCCGAGTAGAACTAAAGATATGAATGCTGAGTTGTATCAGAAACTTGTTAACGAATCCACTGAACTACAGGAATTGCGTGATGCAAAACAAGAAGAGCGATTAGAGCGAGGTAGTATTCAAGGTGATTATTTACAAGATAAACAAAATTTAATTACCAGCACAGACCCTGAAATGCCGGGGCGAGACGATAAGATCGCTGCTTCGTTACAGGCAAAAGGTATTGGTAAAGCGTTGCGAACAGATATTTCAAAGGCATACGAACAATATATTAACGGTGTAAAAGATATTGAAAACAATAGAGTTGAGTATAAAGAAGTACAAGAATTCTTTGATGAATCTGAAGCCAGTGATAACGAATTCAACCAAGCACTCGATAAGTATTTTGAAGTATTACAAAACCCGCCTTTAGAAGACCCTGTTTGGGGTTACGATTTTCAAGAAAAAGAAAGACGTATAGAAGCATTAAAAGAAGATCCAACCGTAGCACCTCATTTAAACAATATTAGAAATTTTGTAAAAACTAGAGGTCCACAAGTAGTACAAGATCTTAATAGGGATCGTGCAGTTATGGAACCGTACTTCAGGCTTCTTGACCAAGAAATTGAAAAACGAGATTTCGAGGAAAAATACCTTAAATGGCAACGTTTTGGGCAGGAGGATCGAAACAAATTAAGAGAACAACCTAACCCATCAGAAGGATGGACGGTTTCAGATGTTGTAACACTTAACAGCATTATTAGTGCGGCTGATGAAAAGAAAATGGCAATGCGTGAAACTGATTTTCTTTTAGATGCATTACTTTGGAAGTGGGAGTATGTAACCACCCCAGCTCATCCAAAAATGCACACAACAAAATCACGTATTCAAAGGCAATTTGGTGGAATTATAGGAACTAACAGAGGTGCTATAGATACATACTTAAATGAGGCGGGGTTCAATTGGTAACAACTGAAACAGGTATCAGATGTCCCGGATGCAATAAGAAGATTGCAGAAAAACTATACGGAGAGTTATGGACAAGGTGTGTGAGATGCAAGAAAAGTATTCACATTCGCTTTGACAGAAATGGATATAAGGTTTTAGACTAAGAGCAAAATTAAATAAAGTTACAGTGCGCAAGTCGCCATGAGTTCAACTCAGGCGGCTTTTTTTTTGTTTTAAAAAAGGGGTAGTAAATGACATTACAGAACTCGACAGCAGGATTTGATGAACCAGTACAACCTAGTACAAATGGAAC